GGTACATCTACTTTTGGCATACCAAAATGTTGCAATAAGTCAGCCACATAAAGGTTGTAGCCATGACCTTCACGCATGGCTTTGTGATAGTCAAATTTAGTCATTTTTGTAATCTATGTGATTGATGCAACCACAACCGGCGCATTTGCGTACGCCGTTTATGTTTAACATTCTAGGGTCATTGCAAACTTCACAACATTGGCTCATTGGCACGATATCTAATTCAACGCCATTTTCAGTAAATGTGGCTCTGACCCCAGTTGGGTCAATCATTTCCATGTCACCCATTGTTACCCCCAGGATAGAACCATTTTCCATCTTTACTCATGGATGCCCATCTTGCATCACAACTTTTTGCAGGGCAGACATATCCATAAAAAGGCGTACCACGGCCTTTGGCAATTCCGGTCTTTAATACCATCTCACCATGATCACAATATTGAATTGCCGGGGTTGTAGTTGCTACTGCATCAACGACTTGTTCAAGGCTCATTGGTACAGGATTAGATTCCTGTTCAAATGATGTGCGCAATGCTCTTTCCATCAACGCTGACTTTGATCCAGGTCTGCCATAAATAGTTGCAGGCTCAGGTGTAGGTTCAACTGGCCGATCCAGTAACTCTGAATCTAAAGATTGTGTTGGTGTTATAGCCCAGGATTGCCGGGCTTTAGCCGCCATTACTTCTTGTTTAGATGCAACGCGCTTTGTTGCAGATTTCATGGCCGCAACTATCGCTCTACCCCATGCAGAAGTTTCACATATCATTAACTCTGATCCGGCGGTCATGCCTTTACCTGGAATTTGTTCCCAGGCAACTGCAACCCCAGGGCGAACATCATGCGGATCACGGTAACAAGCGGCGGTATAAACCACATAGGTTTTACCTTCAACTTGCACAATGTCATAAGGCTTATTCGGGTTGTACGGTTGCAATGATGCTTCCGGATATGCTTCTTTTAATTGGGCTATGCGTTCTGCCACATCAACATAATCATTCATGTTCATTATTTGTTTTCCTTGTCCCAAAGGCTAACAACCTTTTCCATTAAATATTCATTGTCGGCTTCAAGCATCTTCTGTCGCATAGATGGATGAGTTCTAACAGTAAATTTTTCTACTTTTACATTGGTTTGCTTTGTATCAGCAACACCGCGTTTATAGCCACTCTTAAAACCTTTGTCGTAGCCATTTTCAACCGCCACCATCCAGGTGACACCAATTAACAATGCCACCAAAGTAAATAAGGTGATTGTTATTAACCAACCGTATATCTCATAGTTCATATTTCACCGCTTCCTTGAACTTGTCTAACCAATAGGCTTCAACCATTTTGGCTGACAGCCTTCCTCTAACCTGTTTTGCGCCTATTGCTTTTTTGGCGTGTTTGCGGATTAGAGAAGCCTTTACAAAGTGCTTTCCTTTTGAATCAACATAAGCACCTGATTGTTTGTCATATTTAACTAATTCCAAGTCATTACCTTTTCTAATTCAGCCGGTAATTCAACCGGATCAACATCATTTATCACCTGATAAACAGTGCCGTTTGGATGTATAGATGGTGGTAGCACAACATAACCTTTGTGCTTAATATCTATACCTGGTATTAACTTGCCTTTGAATTGCTTTGTTTTATCGGCAAGGTAATAGAAGTGATAGCCATTATCTGTTTTAACTGTATGCGTATTAGTAGTTACACATATACGGCGATACTGTTCCCATAAAATCCTGGATGAAATATTGCGTATATCAAAATCTAAAACTACAAGATTTGATTGCGCAATTGCTAAACCAATGTTTAAGTCAGGATCATTTTTAAACCAATTCTTAACAATTGATTTATCACTACTTGCATCAAGATAGCCGTGCCGTAAAAACTTGCAAGGCTCTTTAGATTGTGGCTTTAATGGTAAAACCCACCAACCTTTTTCTAAATAGGCTACGGCGTTCATTTAGCACCACCAAAAGATAGGTGCATGTAATCCCTGGGATGTAATTTTTTATGATACACAGACTTATCTGAATCATCTGCATGTATATCAAATTGTATTGGGATAATAAACCTAAATTTAGGATCAATTAAAACTTCATTGTCCTTAAATAAATTTTGCAATGTAGTGTTCATAACCTGTTTTGGTTCCGTTACTTCCAATATGTCAGCCATGATCTTTACAGTTACCCACACGCTAACCTTTTGTTTTTTAATCATTAGTTAGCCGCTACTTTATTTTTGTCACGAACACATTTATCACAACTCCATTTAGTAATCAATGGCTTAATTGATATTGCAGTATTTAACCAAAATGTTTCCATATTGCATTTATCACACCAACGCAAATCAGTTGTTTTCATTATTGTGCCATTTTATTTCTAAAAGATGTGGCCTGATCAATATTAAAATAATCATTTATAGATATAACATCTGACATCATTTTTTCATTCTTAATGATTTGATCTTTTACATATTCCTGTGCATCTAATTTTGTATCAAACCAAATGACAGTGTCGTATGTTAAAACTGGATTTTTGGTAACTACATAGTATTGATTATTTAACTCATGGTGCTTGATTGTATATTTCATAATTAACCCTTCCTGGTCAATTGCGTTTGTAAATGCAATTAAACACTACCCCACTGACAAATGCAATTGCCCAGGGCGGCGTTTCCTGTGATTTAGGTCACCCAAAGGCCTTACCCATAGCCGTAAACGACCCATCAGTGTTAAATGGGATTATCTCCACGCTCACATTGCCACGCTTGATATGAATGATCACCGCACCGGCCTGCCAATTGGCGTAGCCTTTGGTATAGGACATCTTTTTTAGGTCAGCCGTATGACCACACTCAACCCCTACTAAAACACGCTCTAATCGGCCATTAAAGGCTTCTGAAGCACAAGTGTAGCCCAACCTATGAGTATGCCCCGAAATTACTGACCGCCCCCACCTTTTACTAAGGTTGAGTGCCGTTTGCCCGGCTATGTTGGATATGACCCCTTCATCCCCATGACAAAGTACAAAGTTAGTGCCGGGTATCGCATAAGGCTGTCTAGCATAATAGATGCCCAAATCATCAAAGCGCATAAAATTTGAATATTGTAATTCAGGTAATCCCATAAGCCCTGGAATGCGTTGTAAGGATTTGTACAATCTATCGGAATGATTTGATCTACTGACTACATCAGTTTTAAGATCATAAAGAATGTTTTGGCAGGTAGTTCGGTCATCATCTAGGGTCTGCATAAATGATTCGGCTTTACCATCTGCAAACCTAGAAATAGTATTAAAATCCATCTCATCACCAACATTAAGAACTAAATCAAACTTAAAGGCTTTCACCAACTTTTTTAGGTTAGTGACCGCTTCTAAAAAATGAAATGGTACTTGCAAGTCACTGACCACAAGATATTTTGCGTTAAATGATTTATCGCGCTTAATCTTCATCCTCATCTTCTGTCGGATCAATTCGGGGAATGATCTCAGTGGGTTGGTTACCTGGATTGATCCAATCAGGCATAGATGCACCTGGTTCTGTAATTAACCAAAATGCAACGTCATGGCTAAAACCTGCGGCTTTGGCCGCTTTAAAAATTTCGTTTAATGTTATGTAGTGATTTTCTAATTTGTTCAACGCTTCAGCCTTGCGTGGCGCACGCCGCCTACGCTGTGGTGCTTTTCTAGGTTTTTTATTAGCCATAGTCACCAATTTTAGATCATACTAATCCGCGAATGGCACGATCAACGCCTTCTTCTAAACTTATTTTTGGTGTGTAGTAATCGCTCATCATGGTTGGGTCACCTACCCGGTAAGGCACACCTGCCGGTTTATCGGTTAGTATCCTAAAATTTTGAGCCTTCTTTTCATATCCCAGGGTTTTTAATGCTATCTGCGCTAACTCTAAAAAGGTTGTTGGCCTACCTGTACAAAGATTAACTGTTTGATTGCAATCATTTTTAACCATAGTTATGACCGCATCCACTATGTCATCAATGTGTATGAAGTCCCTGGTTGTACTTGCCTTACCCCAAATGTTAAAT